GTTGCATACGCTCGTACATATGGCAGTATGCACCTAACTGTATTATATGCTCATTATACAAAAATTTTGAGGATTTAATATCGCCAACTACGACCTGACCGCCAATTTTAGCGATTTGATCCGCAGTTCCACCTACTTCAAGCTCATCATCGACCAAAACCAGCTCAATTCCTAAGAATTTAGGTTTATAAGCTCGTTTCCACTGCTTAAAACCCTCAAGTGCGTTGTTTGCCTTCTCAATTTGCTCGGCAGAATACGTTGAAGTCTCAGGAACCTCATCTTTTATGTCGCATTCTACCAAATAATGCGCTAAAGTTCCAATATTTGCAGCTTCTTTTAGCACTAATTCTGGGTCATGACCAGATAAAGCCTGTCTTCTCGCCCATCCTATCAAAACTTGCTTGTTCCAACCAAGGTTATTACCCAAAATCGTGGTAACAGACCGACATTTTTTACCGCTTGTCGTTACATAGCTACCGCCATGTGCTTTAGTCCTCGCCATCTTCATACTCCTTTACAAATTCTAGTTCTTGTTTTAGGTCTTCTCGCATAATCTTATAGCACGCATCTGGTAAACTAAGGTTATGCATTGTCCCATAAAGCCTCAATGCCTTTACTAGGTCTTCTCTGAGATTTAATCGTATCCTCTCAGTAGAATGTTTGGTTTCACTACCTTTCAAGTGTCTATTTAGTTTCGGTTTTAGCCTTCTAATTAGCTGTTCTTCGAGGTTTATTCGCTCATCGGTAGTTGATGTCGTTCTGACCTTAATATAGGCGTATTTACTACGTTTTGGGTGCTTGCTTAGTCTATATCGCACACGCTTAGATTGCCCAATATATATAAGTTCGCCTTTTTTATCATACATCGCATATATTGCAGGGATATTTTCTAGCTTGTCAATTTTGGTATGTTTAGTCCAACTCATTTTCCCCAAACTCCTTCGTCTACGAGCTGTGCGATGATTCCATAGACACTCGCATCCTGGAATGCATCAAGATAAGTCTCGTTTTTTACCGCATTCTTACCATCGTTCTTAAAAAGTATGGTCATAAGCCTATTGGCTTTGTCGTTAATGCGTATGACCAACGCTTTTAAGCTCATCCTACGATCTTCCTGTAGTCTCATATTACCACCGAGGCTTATATTGGAGCTACCGTAGTCGTGTTGCTTTCTCAAAAATAACTCATATTGCTCTTTTTGTATCTCTAAAAACCTCTTGGTCATATTTGGATACTTTTTCTCCATCTTCTTAATATAATCTTCTGGCATTAGTTTTCCTCCTTTGTTTTCTTTTTATTTGATTTGAAGTTCTACCTTGCGACTTAAGTTTGATATTTAGAAGTCTTTTCTTACGTTTACGTTCTTTAGCCTTCTTGTTTGGCATAATCAGGCTCCTGTCCTTTGTAACATCCTTGATAGTACCACCATCCATTACCATTCTTCTTTAATATAGCTTTTTTATCTTTTATATACCGCTTATCCTTGGTGTTTTTATAGGGGTACTCTTTTTTCATTCTTTCTTTTTGATTCATTTTCTTCTTACCTTTAATCTAATATAGCTTAGTAGGGTTGTAATACCACCAAGCGTAAGGATAGCGTGTATTAGTCCATGAGGTTCTCCACAAAGACCAAGTAAATGTTTAATAGTTTCAATCATATAATTATTTTGGCAACAACCTTTGTTTAACCAATACTACCCAAGTTATTAAGTTGCTTGTTTTCCAACCCAAGCTCACTTTTTCAAATGTTGCTGCCAAATCTTTTTTACAGGGCATTTTGTCATAAATTTAATTCTGTTTTCGCCTGTTTGAAATCCACAGATAAAATCGCCTTTATATTTAGCTCCAAACCCACAGGTCTTATTTATTAAAGGACAGTAACCGAACATATTCTTTCATAGGGATCACCGCAAAACTTTCACGATGATCCCCTCTGAACATCACTACATCGCAGCTACCAAGCTCAAGCCACTTCGGAATTGCTTTCCTACGCTTAGCTTGGATTTTAATGCCATCAGCTATGATATCAACGTCAGGTTCTACCCCCATCGACCGACCATCACTGCCCCATGCACGCTGACACTTAAATCCCTCTTCAGTCAGTTGTTCTGCTAGCTCTTTCTCGTATGCGTAACCCTTGCGACTGCTCTTTGATGGCATTATCTAACTCCTGTTGTAGTTTTTGTACTTTTTCTTTAGGTTCGTTATTGAGCTTAGAACGGTAGATCGCTCTGCTCAGTATCCGAATCCGATTCTGCGGTGAATCCATCGACTGGTACAAACCCTGTTGTTCTGCCTCCAGACTTAACTATTTGACAGCCAGAGAGCCATAGGCTGAGTGAGTTATCTCTATCGTTAAGTCTAGGTGCTATTCTAAGTTTTACAACATCTCCACCGAATGGTGTATCATCTGTCTCTTTTGCACCTGCATCATAGCATGGAAAACTTGTTTGTGTTTTTTCGCCTGCAGTGTAAGTCTTTGATTTTACTTTCAAAACCTTTTCTCCATCAGTGCTTTCTGAAAAACCATTAACCTTTTTTGCACCTGTGGTCTTAGCCCAAGAGTCTATTTCTTTTTGTAGTTCTTTAGTAACCAAGACACTAATATTATGATCTCCAGGCGCACCGAAGAAAATGTCAGGTTTGTGTAAGTGAGACCACTTTACGACTAATTCCTCAGTGATATATGCGTTAGGTATTTTAGTGTTATTTTGTTTTGCCATAGTATCTCCTTTAGCAATTTGTTAAAAATAATAATGCAATTAAAACCATTATTATTATAGTTTCAGTGTTTTTCCAAGCCTCAAACACAATAAAATGTGCTAAGTCCATTAGGAAGTTAATCAACGAAGTTTTCATATCCTCTCCTTTCTACTTTCTGCATAATTCTTTCAAATACGTTTATGTCTGAACCACGCTCGGCATTAACGATATGTAATTGATCTTGTCTTATTACTTTGTATTTAATGTTTTTCTTATCGAGTTCACGCAAAATAAACTCAAGTGTAATGCGTTTATCTGCAAGTGAATCAAATTTAATGATAGCCTTACTCATTTAAAAGTATGGGGAGTTATTCGGTTTTCTGCTAAGGGAGAGTTGTATATAAAAAACGAAAGGATGAATAACCCCCCTGTAATCACGATAAATAAGCTATACATTATACAAACTTTCAGGTTCTTCACCAAGAACATTTGCAATGTCAATTCTGGTTTGGCTATCCATAGTCCTTTCGCCCCTAAGCATCATACTGATTAGACTGTGGCTTTTGTTTAGCTTCCGAGCGAGCCATCTTTGGCTGCGCTCTTCATCACTAAGTTTTTGTTTTATAATTTCTAAATGATTCAAAATAGCTCCTATGATTTTGCCTAGTTTACAAAATGTAAAATATTACTTGCAAACAATTTGTTCACAATTTTATATTTAAGCTAACAAGGGAGAACTTCATGGCTAAAATACTACATATAAAAGATGATAAATACCGCATAACTTATCAAGATCCAGACTTAGGAAAACAGGTAAAGCGTATTGTACAAGGTAAACTTCGAGCAGAACAATACCTTGCTCGTGTCAATCACATAATCGATGCATACAGGTTGCAAATCGATATTCCTCGTAAGTTCAACAATAAGTACACTTTAGAGAGTCTTACAACCGAGTTCTTAGCGTTCATCAAGACCAATCGTAGTGAGCTTACTTATAAGAGGTATCAAACATCACTTAAAAATCTTGCAAAACATTTTTCAGGTAAAATCCAGGTAGAGAAAATTAACATTGAATTATATAAGGATAAGGTCAGTCATCGCAAGGTCAGTGGAATCAATGGAGACCTTCGAGCCATAAAGAGTGCATTCTCTTGGGCAAAACAGCGTGGCAAAATCACGAATGAACCTGTGATTGCCTACTATACTGTACCTAAGAAAAAAATCAATATCCTATCCGATGTTGACATAAAGACTTTAATAATGTCTGCCAAAGGGGAAACTCGCAACCTACTCAAGTTCTATCTTTTGACAGGTGCTAGGATATCTGAGCCACTCCAAAAGAACTTCACATGGAACGATGTGGATTTCATGAACAATCGTATATCCATGCTTCGTAAGGGTAACAGAAAATCATGGGTAAGTGTATCGCAGTCTGTGATGGATATTCTGTATAATTGGATGGACAGAGAGACACCGATACCATACACTCAACAGTACGTTAGAACTCGCTTTGAGAAACTCAGAGATGAGACTGGTATCAATTTCACAGCTCATGATTTGAGAAAAGCATCAGGTGCAATCTTAATACGTCAAGGTGCTTCTATATTTCATGTGTCTAAGTTCTTAGACCATAGTAGTGTGGATATAACTGTGAAGTATTATGTAGATCTTTTAAATGAAGAAAAGCGTGAACTTTATGAGTCTGTAGCTACGCACCTAAGCTCTATCGTTAGTGAAGTTTAACTGTATATCGTACAAATTTGATGCAACTTCAGTTGCAACAAAAGGATTATCCGATGAGAATGCGTATCGATATTCATCATCATCTTCAATTAAGATACGTTGGTCTTTGCCTTTATCTATAATATTCTTGATGGAATCCTTGACAGTTTCAGTAGCTAATCTGAATTGATACTGATAGAATTCTTCATCTTCATTATCTTTGTTGGCGTACTCATACCCACTGTAGCTTTCAAGTACACTTGTCCTAGGTCTTGCGCCAGTCTTTAGTCCCACTTCAAAGTTTCTCGGAAGTTCATAACGCTCACCCATAAAAATCTCACTTAGTTCTATATCAAAACTACCTGATAACTGCAGTAGGATAATATCTGTGGTTACAGGACTAGAACTAAAGTCTATGATAGTCCAACCTGCGGATGATATAGAAGCTTCTTTGATAAGACCTAGGTTAGCATTTGGATTGTCTGCAGTCAAAAATACATTACCATCGCTAGTAATAAAGTTTTTACTGGCTGATGTCAAAAGGATGGTATTCTTGTCAGTACCAAAAACCTTTAAAGTTGCAGCAGTATTGACAGTAGGAGCATGAAATGCAATGAAATCAAATGTAGACGTATCACTGAATTCATAGCGAAGTCCAATATCAGTATCTGCATCCGCAGTTTTAAAGAGTTTATTGTTTGACGTATAAAAGGTTTCATTTGCTGAAGTTTCAAATGTCTTTAAGCTTGTAAAGTCTGTTTGTAGTGTATTGCGATAATCATACAGAACACTTGGGGTCTTTGTGGTGTAATCAGATTGAAACGATGAAGTTGCAATACTGCCAAACTTTCGTGTTTCTAATGAGAATAGCGTAGTATTATCGCCAAAGTCTACTGTAACTGAAGAATTAATAAACCCCTCTGTAGGTGCGTTCAGACCGATTGTGTCTGTATATAAAATCATACTTGTCGCATTATAAATGTACCGCTTGAACCAGCAGTACCATTTGTGCCTCCTGTTGAACTACCACCTGCGCCACCAGTAATATCTACATAGCTTGAGCTAACATTAGTCGTTGATACAATCACAACTGCGCCACCGTTGCCACCTCCACCACCTCCACCATCACCATCCGCACCAGAACCTGCATATCCATTTCCACCTGCCCCACCTTTAGCTTCAAATTTTGCTCCGCTATTTAAAGTAATTGATTTTGCTCCAATAACAACAAAACCACCGCCACCTCCGCCGCCACCGCCACCATGACCATTAGCAGCTTTACCACCACCACCACCTCCTCCGCCACCACCGCAAGAAGGTCTAATAGTTTTTGGTGTATCATCTACGCCATATAAATCACGCATTGTAAATAATACGCTTGGGTCGGTATGTGCAAAATTAGTTTTTTTAACAGTCGCACCACCTGCTGTACCGCCACTACCTGGTGAACTTCCACCTCCTCCAAGCTGTTGTCCTGCACCACCTGCTGAACCATTGTTAGAGTTTATACAAGGGTCTGCACTTCCACCTGCTCCGCCATTAGCATCGCCATCACCCCCTACACCGCCATTTGCACCGCCTCTCAATGTGCCAGTCGATGCACCATTGCCCCTAGATCCGCCATCTTCTATACCGCCATTACTACCTGCGTTACCATTGTTTATAATCTTTCCAGAACTTTGCATAGTAAGTGTGCCAGATACAAAAATACGATAACCGTTTGCATCTATCGTTGCGCCAACATTTAAATCAGTATAGTATTTATCTTCTGTTAAAGTAATGTTACCCATAACAGTTGCAGAGCCACTTGAACCATCACCAAACATACCTGTAAATATGAGGTCTTGTAAGTCATTACCTCCTAATGTTATGTGAGTTGCATTTATTGTACTTGTGTCTATTTGTGTTGCAGTAATAGTACTTGATGCAATTTGCGTTGCAGTAATAGTGCCAGATGCTATTTGTGAAGCGGTTATAGTGGATGATGCAATTTCAGAAGCTGTTATGGTATTGGCAGTAATCTCATTTGCTGTAATTGTATTACTAGCAATCTCTGAAGCGGTTATAGTATCTGCTGCAATAACTGCTGCAGTAATAGAGTTTAAAGCAATTTTATCAGCACCATCAATAGTGTTTGTAGCAATCTTATCGTTGTTTATTGTTAAATTTGATATATTTGCAGATGTTATAGTTAAATTAGCAATTTTACCTGCAGTGATTTCAAGATCGCCAATCTTACCTGCTGTTATAGCACCATCTGCTATCTTACCAGTTGTTACTGCTGAAGATGCTATTTTACCACTCGTAACGGCTGATGTCCCAATCTTACCTGCTGTGATTGCTGCATCTGCTATTTGGGTTGCGGTAATTGTGGATGAAGTTATGTTTGTTGCTGTTATAGTACCTGAACCAATATTTGAACCACTGATTGTTGCAGAAGCAATCTTTGTGCCAGTGATGGTTGCATCAGTTATGTTTGTTGCAGTGATTGTGCCTGACCCAATATTAGAGCCTGTAATTGTTGCAGAAGCAATTTTGCCTCCAGTAATTGTAGCATTCGTTATATTCGAAGCAGTTATTGTTCCACTACCTATATTAGAGCCTGAAATCGTAGCGGATGCAATCTTAGCCCCTGTGATAGTAGCGTCAGTTATATTTGAAGCAGTTATTGTTCCAGAGGATATATTTGATCCTGCTATAGTCGCTGATGCAATATCAGTTCCTGTAATTGTAGCATTTTCAATATCGCTAGACGTTATTACCACATTAGCTATGCTTGAATAATCAATAGTTTTGTTCGTTAAAGTTTGTGTTGAATCGATATCAACAATATCACCAGTTGAAGTTCCACCCACAGTGTTACCTGCCAGTTGATTTATTTCAGAAGTACTAGCGGTTACTCCATCAAGCTTATTAATCTCTGCGGTTGTAGCAGTAACACCATCAAGTATATTCAGCTCTGCAGCGGTTGAGGTAATAGCGACCCCACCTTGAAGTAACGATGTTCCTGACTTGGCTCCTACATTAGCTCCGCTGATTTCTAACGCTGTTGTAGTGCCATCTCCATCGAATACTACACGATTTGTGGATGCGTGTACACCATCTGTGTCTCCTACATGAAGTAGTTGTGTATAACCAGTATTTATTGCGGTATCGGTGAGTGATGTATTTGCTGCCATTACGCTAACTGCTCTATCATTTTAACGTTCATATTATAAGCTTGGTATGCAACCTCAGTGAACTCAAAGCTACCACTTAAAGCTCTCACCCAAAAGTAACTACTATCGTCATAATACAGGAACTTCAAGAAGTTTGTACTGATTGCATCTCGCATAGATTCAAAGTTTGTCTTGTCGGTCTCTGTTAGATTACTAAAGGATATCTCCCACATTCGCTTACCATCGTGTCTCTTGTTTGCGTATTCGTTACCACCATAGGATTCTACAACATCCACACCGAACTGCTTAGACTCTTTGCTGTTCAGATTGGGATTGAATGGGAATGTCAAGGTCTTACCTAGTATCACTTCAGATAGATTTGTAACTTCAGCGACAGTTGCAACCAAGAACCAATTATCGTTACTTGCTTCTGTGATATCTATGATATTCCAACCTGCACCAAGTGATGCATCGTTACCTGCAGTTGAACCAAGACTTGTTGCAGTGCCACCATCAGGAAATATATCAAGCCTCCCTGAGCTTGCACCTGTAAAATACAATGCGACTGTATCAATCGTTTGCGCAGAAGAAAATCCAAATCGTATTGCATCATCTATGTTGTATGATGTAATAGCATTGGATATGTTCTGATCTTGCGCAAAAAGCTCGTTGGTTATAGATGATGACACACTAAAAGTGCTACCTGATACTGTGCCATCGGTAAGGGTTGAGTTGTATGTTCCTGCTGAATCGTATATGAATTTCTTTGCCATTATGAGACCTGTGTTAATTCCATTGAAACTTGATTGATTTTTCTTGATACTTTTGTAATTATAAAATATTGTGAGCTGATTGCAGTTCCAAACAACTTTATATCGCTTGGAACATTTGAAATCTGCACTATATCAGCTATCTCAGCTTTTAAGTATTCAGGTTTTAAGGTAGTTATGTTTATAATATTTTTACGCTCTTGATGAATATCTTCGTACAAATCCAATATAGTTGATGGCACTGACTTTGCATTCGCCAGACTAGTACCTTCAACATTTAAACGTATCTTATTTGCATCCACAACCATATTCGTCTCATTGCTCATATTAAAATTAGCTTTAGTACTAGATGATGTCTGCACATTGAGTCTGTTCTTACTCGTAGAATAATCATGGTCAAACTCTACCCTGATATTGGTTTTTACCTGATTTAAAGGTGTCTTTGATATCTTGTCAATTTGGACTTCATTAAAATCTATAGTAAAATCAGCAGAAGTATAAGAAGCTTTTAATTTTAAATTCTTTATAGTCGCTTTACCTTGACTGTCGAAGAAAAAGTAAAGGCAAAACTGTTTACATATATCATCAATCAAATCCATTGCACCGATAAATTCATACTGACTAAAAGCTGTCTTGTATGCTGAAGTAGCACTGTAAATACTATCAAAATTTGCAGTATTGATATTAGTATCAGTAAGTCCTAGTTCTGTTCTTAGTATGTTCTCAATAACAAATACAGGATGCTCAATTAAATCACTCGTTGTAAAACTATGCGCTCTGCTACTTGTCATAGCTGCAGTGAACTTTCTACCTTTACCTGATATATATATCGTTTGCACTTGGTCAAAAACGTCTACTCTTCGTGCAATTTTTTGAGTTTCAAAAGTACCCTTATCTCCACTGTAATAAGGATCTTCTCTAAAAAATACTTCTTCAGTATATACTGTTTTATTTACAGTGTCATCAGCATCATATTCAATCTGTATCCAAGCTTGGTCTACGTTGATATCAGCATCACCACTTGTTAACTCAACAAACATTTGCAATTTAGATTCTAAGTCCCATCCAGACTCTTGAGTTGCAGAATATCCACCTGATATATCTACACCATCAGAACCAATACCACCTAATAAAACTCTAGTTCCATTACCGACAGCCTGATCCTGTGAGCTAACCAATGTATCATCAACGTTGTAATTAATATCGACACTATCAGAACCTGAAACATTCTTACCAATGACAAATGCTTTTACAGGATTAGTTATCATAGTTCCTAAGTTTGGAACCTTTGGAACTCCGAAAACAAAAAGTTCTTGATTGCCTACATTAACATTCTTCTCTAAAGTTGTTTCTACAAATTTGTCTTTTGTATAGCTACTGTCAGTACCATCATCCATAATTAAGCCTACCATCGCATAAGCTCTAGTGCCTGAGAAGCTAATCTTTGCATCTGATGCTGATACTGTAACATTGCTTGGATTCAATGCACTATACACACCATCCTTGCCAAAATATACTGTAACATTATTTAAGGTGTGTAATGCCTCTGTGTCTGCTTTAGCAATGATTTTATTTGTGCCTGTATCATACGAATTAACAACAATAGCAGGAACTTTAGATCTGGTAGCCCATCGTTCTATCCCATCACTATTATTAAAAGATGTCTCATCGTAATCTGTGGTATGTGAATGGTCTCCAAAGAGCATTGGTATTGGTTTGTTGAAGTTTTCTTCAGGTGCATAGTGAAAGTCATTCGTAGTATCGTCTTCCCTTATAACAGTCTTTGGAAGTGTAGTGTCGATTCCTTTAGAGAAATCATTAAGTTTTACATTGATTGATTTATGGTCGTAATCAAAATTACCGCTGATAACTCCAACTCCAATCAACTGCCTTGACACCAAGCCATCGCTAGGAATAACATACAGTTCCCATTTTCTATTATCGTATGCGTTTGTACCGACTAAATCAGAAAATCTTTTTTTATCTTCTAAGAAATCTGTATTAGCTATTTTAACTGTAAGTAGGTTTGTTTTACCATTGAATCCAAAAAAGCTTAGGCTTTGAGAATAATCACCTAATGATACGATTGCTCCGTAATAAATATCACTCCCATCAGTATAATCAATAGTTGAAAAACCTGTAAAGTTGGTTTCATCACCATAATAAAGCCTAAGCAAGAATATGGCATTTGTTGAATCTTTACTTAGTTTATTTGCAAGGTCTGTACTAAAACTAAGCAATACTTACACCTTCGGTGGATAACGCAGGAAGTAGCGTGTTTCTCACATAGCCTTCATCAACGATACCACCATTGATACTTACGTTTATCACATTGCCAGCCTGTCCTGTCTCATTCATCGCTGATAGGTTATCAAGCCCTATAGATTGTACTGCGCTTCTTTGCATAATAAATTCACCTGACTGTGCAACTATTGGTACATTATTAGCGTTACCACCAATCATACCACCTTCGTGAAGTTTTTGTATTCCACTCTTATCTACTAATCCTCCTGTATGTCCAAATGCAAAATCTAAAAATCCTCTGCCTGCTCCAAAAGTTCCACCAGTAAAAAAGTTTAACAAAGCAAAGGTAGCTGCCTGAGCCATAATTTCTGCCGCCATTGCTTTTATAGAGCTTACAAAAGCATCTCTCATATTCTGTGCATTTAATATTGCAGTTGCCATATTACGACTAATACCCTGTACTCCTTCAAGTACTGCTTTTTGAGTGCTGTCTAAAAAATCTAATGATGTACTAACATTTTTAATTTTAACATCTTGATCTTCTAAAGTTTCTATAAATGCACCTACCTCTGATTTGCTAAATTGAACACCATCTCTAAATTGATCGTAAGAAAGAATTACCTCTGCAAACATTTCAGGGTCAGGTAATTTAAAATCTGGTAAAAGTTCAACATCATTAGCAAGCTCTTCGTTTTGAACTTGCAATAAACCTCTTAATCTGATAAGGTTTTCTAAATCTGGAACTAATTTTTTAAGAGCATCTGTGTCTGCTGCATTTATTAGCGAAGTTTGTTTTTCTATTGCTAAATCTATAACATCAGCAAGTCTTTTAAAATTATCAGTAGATTGTATAAACATTTTTTTCGCAAAAGTAGATTGACTGCCTAAAAGACCTATGTTTCTAATATTGTTTTTAAAGGCATCATTAATACCTAATAAATCACTCCTTAGAATTGACACTGATGCTGCTAGCTTAGCTATTTCCTCATCTTCTTCACTAATAGCCTCAGAAAGCTCTAAAGATTCTAATTCTTTAATAGCTTCATTTACGTTTTTGTTTTCAATTCCTAAAGCTTTTAATCTTTCTGATAATGATGTTACAGGATCACTAGCTAATGAGATTTGTTTAGCCATCTCAGAGGCTGCTTTCCCAATAGATGCAACAACTTTATCCAATTGGAAAAAGTCTTTAAGAGCATCGCCAGTACTAACCGAAAGCCTTGTCAAGGAATCTCGCATATTAGATACAGAACCTTCAAATGTCTTAGATAGTCTGTCTGTACTGCCCTGTATTCCTACCACAGGATCTTGTAGTGCTGATATTAAAGCCTGCCTAAACTCAGGTAAAGTAATCTTTGAAAGGTCTTCTATACCTTGAGAGCTTTTTATTATATTTAATATACCACGCTCTCTAAGAATATCTGCAGCTCCTGCGCCACCTGCAAATGCTCTTCCAAATGAGTTTGCAGCTTCTACCGCAGTAGTACCCATAAATGCAGCTAAGTCTGTGATTGGTTTTATTAGTGCATTGGCATCAGCACCAAAAGCTTTTAATTGCGCACCTGCGTTGACCACATCCTCAAGACTAAAAGGTGTGGTTGCGGCTACTTCATTAAAGTTAGCAAAAGCTTTTTGAGCGTTTTCTACAGAGCCTGTAAGACCAACAAGTCTTGTCCTAATTGATTCAAATCTTGTAGAAGCACTAATAAGTTTTGTCATAGATGTGGCGACTGCGCCAAAAGCAAAACTGACAAGCAATAAATTATTTCTTAAAGCACCGACAGAACGCCTCAAACCAGAAGTGCTAAGTCTTAAGCCACCAATCTTTTTATTAGTCTTATCAATACCTGCATTAGCTTTTTGAGCTTGGTATTTAAATTGTAATATCAGTTCATTTCTATCAACTGCCATTGTTCTTTTCCTTCATGCGTTTATCACAAGCGGTTAGTTCTTCATCTATTATCGAATAGACTACGAGGCGATTCATGTCTGCCTCGTCAATGCATTTAGCAGGTGGGATGTTAAACTTCTTAATGTAAGCGTATTCCTGAATATCGAACTCAACTTCCTGATCCTTAAAGAATAAAGGATTGGCAAAGTGTGGTATGTTGTAATAAAGATTTTGTCCAGGAGTGAACTTGCGCTTTGCATCTTCAGCCACAACACGATATACCTCTTTCCAAATCTCAGAAGAAGTATATGTGATTGGCTTGTTCAATGTTGGCGAATGTGCTGTATAATCGCCTTTGGTAGGTAAAAGGGATTCGTTAAAACCAAAATAGCTGTACCAAGTATTAATTCGGTAGGCTAACTCTTTTTTTTAGACACACCTTTATATTCTTGGTAAATCGTAGCAAGAATTTCATCCGTCTCTTCGTCTTTGAACTTTCCAAGAGCTTCTTCAGGATTGGCGAAAGCTTTCATCATCACCCAATCCAAAAGCTCATAATAAGCATCTGTATCGAGTTTGTTATCCCAATACACTTTAATCTCTTTACGATGAAGCTCACGCCTATCTTTGAAATTGATAGGCTGAACTTCGAATTCACCTTTTTTGGTTTTTACAATCACTAAGCAATAATTTCAATTAGACTATCATCTGGAGCTGAAGCTGATGAATCTCCTGTCATTTGCATTGAGACATCTAACATCATCGCCGCAGCTTCGTTATGTGCTAATGAAGTTACTAAACTTTTCTTTGCATACAAACCAAAACTTGTGGCGGAATGCCAGTTTGCATTGTTTGATAGATGTGTTTCGCTTAATGTTCCTAATTGAAATTTATCGTCAATACCCTTACTTTGTGAATCGTACTTGACAGTAGCATCCATTGTTACTGTAACCCCAGGTATTCCAACTGCAATAACCTCTGGATCTTGATTGGTTGTTGAACCGCCACCCAAGTCAGCAGTGGTTGTTGTGTATCCTATATACTCAGCAGGATTCTCAATGTTTATCGCAAAGCTCTGTAACACTACATCAGATATACCTGCGATTGTTTTGGTGGTTGAAATGGTATTCATATTGTAGAAAGTAGAACCATAGTTGGTTTGTGATGGTGCAGCTTGATTAATAAATACGTTAAATGCTGTCTTGAACGTACCACTAATTTTAATGCGACCATTCTCAGTACCCATGTCTCCAGTAATACTTAGAGATGTCAGGCGACATCCAGGAAAAACAGAAGAAGTGCTTCCTTCTGGACTGATTACTGAAACAGTCATTGTTCTAGTTCCATTGGATTGTCCTGTTCCGCCATTTTTCATTTCATCTGGACTAAAGCTATCAGGCAGAACATAAGCTGCAGGATAATTGCTTGATGAGGCAGCCCTTTGTGTGCTATTAAATATATTTTTTAATAGTTCTGGAAGTAGTGATGTATCTGCTGTTCCACTAAAGCTAATCTCTTTATCCATTAAATCTTTTTGGGTAAATACATCCGATGATTTTAAAGTTCTTCCAGATCCTGACCTTACGTCCAATACTTGTAATGGATTATAGTTTGGTAGCTCCACCGAGTCTACATTAATTAACATTGCATCAGTTACAATCTTTGAGCCTATAGTTGTTTCGGCTTGTATTCCAAGCTTAAATTCTTTTGGACTATAAGCTGCTGAATCAATAGCCATTAGTCATCACCTTTCTTTGATTTTTTACTTCCCACAACCTCAACATATTCTTTGGCTGCTTCTGGAATATTTTCCATTTCTACAGATTTACCATTATTGAGCTTTGCCCAATCTTCAGGGTCTAGTCCTTTATAAGAACCAAACATAGGTATTTGTTTTATCGCTTTTACTTTCATGATAATACTTCCTCTACTACACACGCAAAGGTTACATCTATCATTTTATATTCAGGTAAATCTTCATTGTCTACCTGATAATCAATATTGGTAATGCGACCATCGTGCCATTTATAAGTTGAACTCGGACTATAATCCGAATTGTTTGCAATTAATCTTTTAA